CGCCAGGTGGCGCTCTCGCATGCTCTCCAGCATGTTCATAATGACCCTTACTAAGAGGTATAGTGTGATGACGTCGTACTCAAGAAACCGGACCAAGAACCTTAGTTTTTGGACTACCGGTACCGGCAATTATTACCAACAGAGGTATCTCAACGGGGCCCCTTACGGGTCCCTGTCTGATTTGCTTCTGAATGGTTCGTCGGTCTTGAGATTAACGAAGGATTCACACTTAATTGACTTCGTGTCTTCCTCCTTGCCTTACCCTGATCATCCCTTGACCCTCACAGCTCGTGAGGTAAAGCCGGGGTACCTGAAAGGTGAATATACCGTTCAGGAACCTACGGACGCGGGATGGTCTTGGCACAGATGGTACAAGTATGAGAAATATTCTCATCCTAAGTGGTGCTCAGTAACCTATTGTCCAGCCTTATCGGTTGGCGATTGGTCATACTGGCGCACCAGAGCATTGGCAAACGCCAATCCTCATGTACCTGCCTTGGATCTTCCTTTGTTTCTTTATGAACTTAGGGAGTACCCGAGGATGGCAAGGTCTTTTGGCGACATTCTCGCAAAGAGGAGATCGCCAGAGGGTGTTGCGGGAGGGTATCTAGCCTATCAGTTTGGCTGGGCACCCCTTCTGTCTGACCTTCGAAATCTGCTTGAGTTTGCAGATCTCTTTGAACGTCAGATGAGTTACATTAACTCAATCAACAACACCCGGCGCACTGATCGGACTATACATACGTCCGTTCAGATCGTGCCAGGAAGTCTTCACAACGAGGAGGGTGTTCAGTATCGACTGTTCACTAAACACGAACACAGAGTATGGTACTCTGTGAGGTGGAAACTCCCCGACCCACTTACGTGGGAAAGTGAAATGTCTAAACTAACAAGCGTTAGAAACTTGTTAGGATTGAGAGGGGTGTCTGCCGCGACTATATGGAATGCAATTCCATTTTCGTGGCTTATTGACTACTTCATCAACATTGGCAATTTCCTCGATTCAGTTCGAGGGTCGTACGGCTTAAAGGCCGCATCGATGTGCTTAATGCAGATGAAATACGCCAAAGACTATCCTGTGGTGGAGTCAAGCTTGGCTCCATTTACACCGTTCGAAAGACGAACGACTCTCAAGACACGCGAAGTTACGGTTAACCCGTTACCAACTATTTGGAGGCGTCCAATCATAACTGAACGGATGTCTCTAAACATGTTGGCCCTCTTAGTGGCGGGCCCTGCTAGGGCCTTCCATGTAACGTAGTGATACGTCACATATCCCTCGGAAGGAAAGTACTATGTTCTCAGATCCACTTCAAATTACGTACAACTCGGTCACGAAAGACCTCGTACGTATTAACCAGGACTCAGGCGGTTCGGACTATTATCTTGACGACGGAACTGAAAAGTTTTCCATCGCCATCCGGCACATTATCCCCTCGCGGGGTGGTACCGGCGAATCGCACATGATCCGCCTCAACGTCGAAGAATTCGACGCGGAAGGATCATATCTCCGCACGTCGTCGTCCTGGGGTGTCATCAAAACATTTGATGGCGTCCAGAACGCTGACAACGCGGGCTACGCAGCTGACGCTCTTGCTGCCCTCCTTACCCCCACTAACGTGGGAAAGTTGGTGCAACGAGAGAACTAGATGGAAAATCTAGAGTCTTCTACGTAACAGGCAGAGTCCTCAGGGACGGCGTTCAAGAGTAACCACTCTTGTCTGTCTAACCCTGTGAAGTAGACTGGGATCTTCACACCCTCTTAAAAAGGAGCGTTAAAATGAAGATCTCTACAGACATAGTTCTTGGCCCACTGCGCGAAGTCCATAAGGACATAGCGCGTTGGGATCCGGAACTGAGTCCCTACTTAGACGAAATTGATTCTCGTCTAAGTAATATCGTCAAAACAAGGGGCATGAAAATCTTGTTACTTGATTTTCCTGCAGTGGGGGCGTCTTTTGATAAGGCACTCTCATCAGGCTGGCTCGACGAATCGAGCCAGTCGCCCTTGTATCCTTTCACCCCGAAGAAGGTCATGTACTATGAACTTATTTCAAGGTGTTTTGATTATGACGGTAGTTTGGTTGCAAATGGAGCTGATCCAACTCTCGTATTCTTTATACGACAGTGCTTGTATCTCTACAAGAAGCTTAGGGTTGATCCCCAAGCTGGATCTGTTAGTGATGCGGTTGATGACTTTTTCAACCTTGATCACACATTGAGGCTAAGTTCCTTGTTCTGGAACGAAGACTCACTGTACGAGCGTGATGACTACGGTTTCGTAGGTCACGCCGCTCCAGGGGCTATCTCGTTTCCTTTGTCTTATGCCAAAGAGGCAATGGACGAAGGAGAGCGAGATCTCTTTCCTGAGGATCGTGTGCACAAGCACGCAACTCTCGAAAGAAGCCTAGGTACTCTTCAATCCGTCGCGGACATCTTAATCTCTAAGATGCCTGAGATAATTGTCGAGGACCTGCTACCAAAGCATGGACCGGGCGCAGTCAGTGATCGCAAGACAGGGACAGATAAGAATCTGTTCCCTACTTGGCCACGGAGGACTAACTTAGTCTTCCCAGCCGACTTCTTTGCATACTATAGTGAAGAAGTTGCGAAAGGTAGTGACGCTATAAGCCATGGTGAGTCGTCAGGATCGCTTCTTGCGGTTCCAAAGACTCACAAAGGCCCTAGGCTAATCACTGCCGAACCGACTGCTTTTCAATTCCTGCAGCAGGGATTGTTAAGGTGGATTAGGCAAGAGTTGCCGACTCCACTACGGTTATGTATCGACTTCAAAAGTCAGGCTCCCTCACGGGAGGCTGCACTTTTGGCCAGTCTGGATGGTAAGAAGGCGACTGTGGATCTCTCCTCAGCGTCTGACCGCCTATCTCTCTGGACCGTCGAGCGGATATTCCGAAAACATCGGAATCTCCTTACCTGTCTTGCTGCGTGCCGAACCCAGATGGTGACTAATGCCACTGGGGAAAGTACGCGGGATAGCATACTTCTTCGGAAGTTTGCAGGACAGGGGAACGCCGTAACCTTTCCGATACAGAGTATCGTCTATGCCATTTGCTGTATAGCAAGTGTCATAATCGATCGGAATATTGCGTGTAACTACCGCAATATCCTTTCTGTGTCTAAGGTCGTCCGAGTATTCGGGGATGACTTGATCCTCCCCGGATCTTCAGTACCTTACCTGGCAATGATCTTGGACTTTTTACAGCTCAAGATCAACCGTGGCAAAAGCCACGTCGAGGGCCATTTCCGTGAGTCATGCGGAATGGATGCATACAGGGGTATAGACGTAACACCTCTATATCTCTCGCACCTCGAACCAGGTAACACGGCAGAGCAACACATATCTTGGACCGACGTTTCTAATAACGCCTATGCCAAGGGACTGTGGTGCTTGGTGAAGTATATGGATAATCTTTGTCCAAATACTGGGAAACGGTTAGTTCCCGTTTCCTCATCACCAGCGTCGTGCCTTACGCGCTTAACCTTTATGAGTACACTGCCTCAAGGATCGAAGGAACGCTATAACAAGCGTTACCATCGGCCTGAGGTTTTTGGGTTGGTACCCAAAGTGCACTCAAGGACATCCGCGCGTGAGGGTAGTAGTGAGCTTTTCGCTTTCTTCCAGAAAAGCAACCTAAGCCGGTTTAGTCATCTTGACTACCTTGATCCGATTAATGGATCCTTAGGCCTCACTACTGTTTCTAGGATTTCCTTAAATCCTAGATGGGTCCCCAAATACTGAGAAGTATTTGTGGGTCGTAC